TTTTTTAATAACAGTAATGTGCTCTTCTTTAATTGGTTTGTTATTTATTGCGTTTAATCCAGTTATATCATTAATAAGAGATGAGTACGTCTCTCCCGTTGGAGATGTACCAGCTATACTACGGTTTATATTTATCTTTTTTGGTTCTGTAAAATTATCAGTCCAAAACAACATATCATCAACAACATTTATACCTGTTATTAATTTTTTAGAATCAAAATTTGAAGATATTCCTATTCCTGACTGTGATATTGATACTCTTTTAATTTTGTCAAATGGACCTTTTGCTGCGGAAGATATTAGATCTCCCTTGTATGATGAGACTATATCAGAATCACATGCGATAGATACATCATTTAAAATATTGAGTGTATTTTCATCAAATCCTACACAAACTGGAATCAAGTCTATAGTTCCCCGCTTAACATTAAATAGCATCGTATTCTTGACATCATCAGATAGACCTCTCACAAATAGTATAAATGATTCTTTTGAACTTGAAGCAAATTCTAAAAGATGATGAATTTCTCCAACTGACTCTATGATTCCATCAATAATCAGGCAGTTTACATCATCTCTTTTCCACAATCTGTTTGTTGGTAAAAACTCTTGTAAAATATTAACTTTAAAATTAAAACCTGACAAAGATTCCACTACAGTATCTGATAAGTTTGATCTTTCTACAAATATTGGAGATGCGGCTTGAGAGTTTTTTATTATTTCATTTACAATTTCTTTATGAGTTTCACTTTTAAAAAATTCATTGATTACAACCTCTATATCACTTTTATCTGATCTTTCACTAGCAATCTGAATATCTTTTATTAGATTGTCTATTTTTTTATTTAAGTTATGGATAATTTCTCTATGAGGTGTGCTTCTTCTTAGCATCTTCATAGATTCATCTAAAAGAAAAATAGACAATCTCAGGCAAGTATCTCCCGAGCCTCCTGATAGCGACTCAGACTTTATAGCAGAATCCAATAAGATTGGCTTTAATATTCTATCGTGAAGATCACTTTGATTATAATATATGTACGACTGAACCATATCAGACGTCAGCATATTCTTTGTTAAAAGTAAGTTAGATTCTAATATTCCAGATTTTTTAATATCATCTAAATCTCTTGAAATTTTTCTTTTTATATCTGAAAAATCTATGCTCTTTACATTCATTCGTCTATGAATCTCTCCAGAGGTTATTTGCAGCAAATGTTAAAACTTCCTCTGCAGAATCCTCATTATATCCGTATTCCTCTATAAGTGTTCTTATCATTTCACTATACTTTTTTCTTTGTTCATCATCTCTAGACTTACTTTTGGTTACTATTCTAGAAATATCCTTCACAGACATTATAAGGTATCCTTCAAGCGCCTCCCTAAGCGGGCCATAGCTCTTATAATTTACCTTTTCCTTTCTTCTCATCTTGGCAAACATATATGCTGTTACATCACTTCTAAATCCGTCAACAGACGATCCAGTTATTCCTATTTGCTCCTCTATTGATTTCATGAAATGCTCATCAGGCTCTCTTTCTTCCTTTGTTATACTATCCTTTACAGTTGTTCTTGTAGTGTAACATTCAGCATTATCTAGATAGCTGTCAAATAATGACTGTGCCTGTTCTGAATATGCAGTTATAAAAGCCTTTGCTATCTCATTTTCAAGTATCTTCAGATATTCTTCTCTTATTATTTTTTGAAGTATTTCTAGATATCTATCTTTATCTTCATCAGATATGATCTGTTCTTTTACTTGACGTATTAAAGATTCCATTATTGCATTAGGTGTAACCATATTCTTATCAGAATCTGATAATGCACTATCTATGGATTTCATTATAAATCTTGTTGAGATTCCATCCATGCCCTCGTCACGAGCTTCATCTCTAAGGTCCTTTATGTCTATCTTTTTAACTCTTCCTTTTTCAATTACATCTTCACCATTATAAATCTTTAGCTTTGTTAGAATATCACACTTTTGTGAATATCTCAGCCTAGATAAAATTGAAAACATCGATGCTATTTTTAAAGTATGAGGAGCTATATGAGAATTAAAGTCTGATCTCCTTAATTGCTTTTCATAAATCTTAATCTCCTGATCAAGTTCAAGAATATATGGCACATTAACTTTTACTATTCTATCAAGAATAGCCTCATTTGTATGTTCAGATCTAAACTTATTCCACTCTGCTTCATTACAATGAGCAAGTATAACACCGTCAAAATAAAGCATATCATGCTTTCCAGGAGATGGTATTCTCTTTTCTTGTGTGGCTGTTATGACTGTATGAAGAAATTCTATCTCATTTTTAAAAACCTCAACAAGCTCTACAATACCTCTATTTCCAACATTAAATGCGCCATTTAAAGATAGAACTCTAGGGTCATCTTCAGAGTATTTATCAAGCTTTGATATATCTTCAGATCCTATAAGTACACCAACATCCTGACTATTTGCGTCCATTGGAGGAACAGATGCTATTCCCCTTCTAGCTCTTTGTGAAAACGTAGATTCCTGAACTGGGAATGTCTCATATTTTTCATCATACTCATTTAAAAGCTTATATCTAGCAACTGGGCTGATATCTCCTTCAATTTTTATTCCCAACATCTCTTCAAATTTTGATCTTAACCCTCTGGGTATTAGCTGAAGGGGTTCTCCTCTCTGGGGATCACCTTTTAAATGATAAAACTTTTCTCCTTCTATTGACTTCTTTATATGTTCGATGAGTGCTGATTTTCCAGCTCCGACGGGACCCATTAACAATAGAACTTGTCTACTTTCCTCGCCTCTCAAGGCAGCAGATCGTAAAAATCTCATGACTTTTTCTAATACTCTGTCCATTCCAAAAAAATCATTTTGAAAATATTCATATACTCTTACATTATCTCCATCAAATAGCTTTCGCTTTCTAGGATTAGAATCACACATAACAGTGATTCCGTGAGAAGTAATAGTATCATAAAGCCTCTTATGAGAAAGCTTAGCTATTTCCGGATTATCATTTACTATCTCTAGATAGTCAAGAAATGTTCCTTCAAACTTTTCATCACACTTTTCTTCTCTTTGACTTTCAATAATATTTAAAAATCTTTTCTTCTTCATCTACTCCTCCACACCTATTATATCATATTTCCCAAGGTTCTTCTTCAATAATAGTAAAAAATTTAACATCTTTGGGCCAGATTGTCTGTATTTTTCTAACAACTTCTTCTGCATAGTCTAATTCCAAGTCCCTTCCATCATGATCATGTTCCAGTATTAAATCACCTGAGGTTGATATATCGGATACAAAAACCCTTGGAATTGAATTTAATCCTATATTCTTAATTAATCCGTCTCTAACAGAAATCCAACTCTCTTCATCAGATACATCATCTATTGTTATTCCGGTTTTTTTTGTAGAGTATGTAAATAAGTTTAAATCTCTACACGCATCGAGATCTAAATAGCACCTTATAAACGACTCATCCTCATGAATTTCTCTTATAAAGAAGCACTCATCTATTCCTAAGTCTTTTTCAAGCTTTTTAAATAAAAAGAAACCCAGATGATACGGATTTATTTTTCCAAGATGTGGCCTGACAACCTGATTGTGAGATTTTAAAAATGGAATATGACATGACTGTGGTAAATTTAATTCATTTAATAGCTTATAGTGCCAAAAGCACGCCCATCCTTCATTCATTATTTTTGTCTTTATCTGCGGCATAAAATAATGAGATTCATCTCTAACGATATTCAATATATCAATTTGCCAATCTTTAAAGTGTGTTCCGTGCTCTATAAGAAACCCTAATAAATCATAATCTGGCTCTAGAAGATCTTTATCTATGTCAAAATTTTTATACTTTTCAGTTTTATCATTATTAATAATATTTACATATTTTTGTTCAATTTCTTTTTTAGATAGGCGCCTTATATTATTTCTCTCTGTTTGAAATCTTACAGTATGAAGAGCATCAAGAAATGTTTCAACATAATCTATTCCTATATTTGGATTTTCAATATAGCCTTGGATTCTTTTTTTTGCATTTCTAAATCTGGATACAATAATATCAGGCCTTGTATTTTTAAATGCTCTATTATTTTTAAAGAAATCGCTGTGTCCTACACAATGAGCCATTATTAGTATCTGAAGATAGAATGGATTTTCTTTCATTAGATAGGCTATTGATGGATCAGAATTTATGATCAATTCGTACGGCAATCCTTCCACTCCTGCATTGTATAGCTGATGAGTTCTTTCAAATGACTTTCCATATGACCAGTGATTGTAGTGTGAAGGAACACCGTGATACGACATGTGTCCAATCATTTCATAATAGTCGCAGACTTCATAGTTTATCTTGTGCCAGTCTAGTCCATATTTTTCTGCAAGATTACAAATCTTGTCATCCCACTCACTTAAATCATCAAGATTCCAATTAGACATTATTGCTTTCCTCCAAAAATTTTCTTAAATTGTGGCCAAATATCATCTGGCGATTCTAAATTCACAATTCTGAACTTAGCGTCTTCAAGTTCAGAATATACTGTTGCCATTCCTCCCTCAGTCCATGCGATTCTATCTGTTTCTGGAACAATCTGAATATAACAATAAAGCTGACAAATAGATTTTAGCGTGTGAGATAGATCTATGGATTTAGCATTATCTTCTGGCCAATTATCTCCATCACTACAGTGAAATGTATAAATATTCCAAGCATCTGGGTGATATCTTTTCTTTGAAATATCAAGACACTTTTCAATTCCTGAAGATAGTAATGTGCCTCCTGAGCTTGCTCGCTTAAAGAAGTCATTCTCACTTACTTCTTTTGCTGAAATAGTGTGAGAAATAAATACAATTTCTACATTTTCATATTTGTGTCTTAAAAAATGATAAAGTAAAAAGAAAAATGACCTAGCCATAAACTTCTTTTCTTTTGTCATAGACCCTGAGGTGTCCATTACAAAAAATATAACAGCATTACTATTTTCCTTAGGTTTTACATCTATATGTCTATACTTTAGATCATTTTTATGAAATGGAAATCTCTCATCTTTATTTCTATCTAGGCTTCCCGTATATGCTGTAGCCTTTTTTCTTCTGATTTTATTCTTGAGGGTCTCTTTCTTTGAAAGTCTAGGTCTTATCCCCTTTGACCTATATCCTTTTCTTTTTATTTTATCACCCACCATATCTTTAAACTTTTTCTTTTCAAGCTCTGGTAGATTTAAATTATCAAAAAGATAATACGATAGTTCTTCTAGTGTAATTTCAACCTCATAAATCTCTTCACCCTCTTTATTTCCTGCCTTTCCGTCGCCGTCCTTTTCTTTTTTCTTTCCTGATCCTATCTTCTGTCCTTTTCTTATATTTTTACCTGGAGCAGATCCAGCACTCTTGTTTTTTTCATTATTTCCGTAAACAAATCTATACTCTTTTATTCCTCGGACTGGTATTTTAATTCTCTTCTTTCCGTCTTGACCGATAATTGATTCATCTGAAACTATATCATGAATACCTTCTTTTATTGCATCTCGTATCTTTTTCTTGTGCCTGCTCCTATCTGTTGCTGATCGATCAGCTGAGGTTTTATGATTTCTGAAGATTGACATGATTTAAATTTGAACCCTCTAACTTTCTCTTTTAATCAAGGCAGATAAATAATCTTACTCCCGGATCAGAGATTTATAAATAAATATTAAACATATTAGAAGAAGGTTGATATTAATTTAAAGAACCCTCTATATAGATAAATGATTTGATGTCTCAGTTCTTATCTAATTAATTTTTTGTATTAGAATAATTAATAAAGATAGAATGATGACAATCTCCAAAAAATATGAAAATTTTCAAAGATCATTTATAAGAATATCTGTTCTTTCAATAACAGTAATAGGACTGATATTTACAATATCCTCAGTACTGTACGGAGAGAAGCTTCCTAAAGAAAATTTCTTTAATTTAATAATGACACAATATAGAGAAAATACTTGTCTAGAAATAGATTCTGGTGAAGAATGTCATGATGAAGCATTTAAAAGACAAGCTACAGCCTCAGGACTTGGCTTTAAATCTATAGATGACTCAACTTATATTTTAACTGCAGCTCATTTTTGTAGACCAGACATGTATTCAGAATTTTCATATTTTGATGATGTTGTTTCAGATACTATTACTGTAGATTTATGGTCATTTGATATAAATGGAAATGCGTGGCAATCTGAAATAGTATTTGTTGACATTGAATCTGATCTCTGTCTTGTAAAGTCTAGCATACAAAATGTTAGAGAGATAAAAATATCAGAATCTATGCCGCAGATAGGAGAAAAAGTCTATTCTATTTCTTCTCCATTGGGAATTTCATCAAAAGGTGTCGCTCTTCACTTTGATGGAAAATTTTCAGGATGTGATGAAAGAAATAATATATGTTTCTATACCATCCCAGCTACCTTTGGTAGTTCAGGAAGCATAGTTTTTGATAAAAATAAAAGAGCAGTAGGAATGATTCAAATGACAGCAAGAGGATTTGACTCTATAGCCATGGGAGTTGGTCAAAATAGTCTTATAGAGTTTTTAGAAAAAGCATCTATAGAACTAGGAATAGACCTAATTTAAAAATCATCAGTTGAGATATCTATCATGGTTCTAACAACTGCACATGACCTATTTCTCTTTTGAGCTTTAGTTGGATCCATTCCTGGTCCAGATGTTAACATGCCAGATACCAGGTCATTTTCTTTTGCTAGTCTTTTCCATAGCTTCCTAAACTTTCTTTTTGCAATTCTTCTCTCTTGGTAGTTTAGGGAGGCTAGCATCTCTATAAGCTCTTGTCCAGTAAATGCCGGAACAATTCCTGCTTCTAGCATCTTCATTTTTGCTGTAATGTTTCTTTTAACTATAGACATTTTAAATAAAGTGGTTACTAATCCTGTAGAGCTTCACCTCGTCTTAATATTATATTCTTACTTATTATAGATAATTAAACATTATCAAATATCTCCCTTTCATATCTTACGAAATAATTATAAAATATCAGTAGCATATTTACAAGAAATTTTATGTCCAAAAAGCTCTTTATATCAAAATCACTAAACTTACCAGAAGATAAAGTTCTTCTTATTGGAGATTTTTGTAATTATTGTGCATCAGAGCTGCCTATAGATGGAGATTTTCAAATTTTTGTCGTTGATGACAGGGATAGTCATAATATTCAAACAACTGCTTATTACAACATAGGCGGAGGAATAATAAAAGTATACGGTAAAAATAGAGCTGTTGTCGACATATTGAGATCAGTAGCCCACGAACTTACACATATGATGCAAGATGAAAATGAAATGCTTTCAGGACCCATCCGGGATGCAGGTGGACCCATAGAGGATGAAGCTAATGCTCGAGCAGGAGAACTAATAAAGCTCTATGCTAAAAGTCATCCTAAGAGAAAAAGAATATATGAAAGAGTATATAGAAATATTCGCTAGACCTTTTCGCATACCTCGTCAAGCATCTCAGAAATAATTTCACTTATAATATCTCTAGTCTCAGATTCTGAAATGTCAAAGGATCCAGCTGGATTGAGTTTTTTAATGATCATTGTAGCTCTGCTAGGAGAATATGATACTGTGTCAATATTATCATTGACATTTCCTCCTATCATCCTATTATTGCCGGTATATATGTCACAGTGATTAAAGCTACCTATTTGATCCCATCCATTTCCTGATCCATCTCTGGGTCTGCACACAAGGTCACCTCTGTCCGGACCTGCTGGTAGCTCATGAGGTTGAAATGCAACAAATCCACCATGATGTTTGCCTCTATCTCTAGATTGCTTTGCCAGTCTCATATATGTGCTGTGACCCCTTGATCCCTGAAATTCTGGATCATTTCGCTGAATCCAGGAAATAAATGCAGCACTCCATGGTCTTCTAATTTCTATATTTCTATCTGGATCCTCTCCTGGAATATTTCTCCAATACTTAACTAAAGTATCTCTAACTTCCGGATCAGTCTCTACAGCATTTCCCCAGCTTGAAAGCTCCTGTTCGGCATTAAGTGCAGCATCTGTTGTATCTGATGTGACATCTTCAAATGTTTCTTCATACCCTAGCGATCCACGCTCCTCTCCGTGAACCCAGCCTTCTAAACCCTTTAGCTTCTCAGTTAGTAAAACTTCTCGTATTAAATTTCTTAGAAGATATTCATTCATAATTTTAAACGATAAGACCGCTACGCGGTCGCTGTATCGGCTCCTGTTGCTGAGTCTACAAATGCCACCATGTCTCTATTGCTGTATACCTGAACAGATTTTATAACAGCATGTACTGCATTGTTTGTTTCTTCAACTATAGAGGGATCATCACCACTTCCGAAAGGATTAAATTTTACATGTATTGATCCATTGTTAGTGGCGAACTCAATAGACTTCTTTATGTCCTCTAGTCTTGCTCCAGATATATCAAATGCTAATCCTGTTCCATGCCCTCTGCCCCCACCAGTAGAAACATGTCTCGCTATGACAAAACCTTTTTCACGTAATTTCTCAACAGCATCATCAAGATCACTATAGGTTATATTTTCTCTATCAGCATAATTTCTTATTGTCCTATCTTGATCTGATTGACTTCTCTCACCTGACGTCATGATGGCACCTGATGGAAGAAATGGCCTTAGCCAGTTCCACGCAGATAATATTGCGTCAGTAGTTTTGACACCACTTCGTATTCCAGAGCTATCAGATGGTCCATTTCCTATGTTATCTTTATTTATTTTCACATCTCCCGTAGACTCCCTTCGACTAGTAGAGGTTGAAGCTGTTTGTCTGTCAGGCGCTCTTCCTGTATCATAAACACTCTTTAGCTTCTCAGTTATTAAAACCTCTCTTATCATCTGTCTTAGAATTTCCTCATTCATACGTTGAAATGTTCCCAGCCAATTTCATCTTTTATCCACCTAAGAAGTTCCTTATGGCCTGGATGGTTTCTCCTATATCTTCTCATAAATGGTGAAAACATTCTAATTTCTGCCACATCAGAATTACTTCCAACCCACGAACCGTCTGGGCTAAATCCTGCTGTTTCATTGTTTAGTGGAAGCTTTGTGTCCATGACGACAACCACTCTTTTAATTTTTTCCTCTGGCTTAGATTGTCCAGGACCTCTGAGAGCACTTCCCATATAGTCGTACATTATTGGCACTCTTGGAATGTATCTGTGAACTCTTGCTTCAGTGCTGCTGCTCGCCACAGATCCTGGAAACAATTCTCTTTCTACTGTCCTGCCACTTGCATCCCTTCTCACCTCTCTATCAAGTGGTCCACTACCCTGGGGTGTATCCACTGTTGTCGGCACCGGTTCTGTCTCCACCTCTGCCTCTCTTGTCGATTGCAGTCCTCCGATATGCCTTAAGAATAACAATGCTCCTTCTGGATTGCCAGCAAATGTTTCACCTGCTATAACAGAAACAGCCCTGGACATGTCAGGCCACATAGCTTTATGTGAGATATCCTTCCAGTCCTCACCTAGCTCTTCAAATTTTCGCTCCAGGTGACTTTCCCACGACCCCTGTGTCCTAGGGCCCCACATTCCGTCACAGCCCCTAGATCGTGAACAAGACGGTGCTCCAACTATGGCCTGAATATCTTTTACGACCTGAGATGGCCAGTATTTACTATCTGTATACCTCCTAGACCTCGGAGTATCAGAATCTGATGTGGGATCGCCTGGCCTCTCATCCACGTCAGGAGTGCCGTCATTGTCGACATCTGTGTCATCAGCTGTAGTTACATCATCAGCGCCGTCACCGTTGTCAGCCCAGTCATCGTCGCCGACAGCGCTGTCGTCGTCGTCACCCCTTGCCTCCTGTGATCCTCTACTACCGCCTCGAGGTGGGACATCTCTGGTGTTTGTATCTAATGTTCCTTCAAGTAGAACATCCCTTACTGAAGATCTGATCACGTTTAAAATTCTCTTCGCCGCAACAGCTTCTCTAGGAAGCTCTGGAACTCTCTCTCCGATCTCTTCACCACCTCTACGTAGGCGACTCAGTGCCGCCTTAGCTAGCTCTGTCGCATCCTCTATGACTCCAGGATCAACACCACCCATAATCTGTATCATCTTATCTCTTTTTCTGCCTGCATCTGCTCCCACGCCGCTTCCGACAAGTGCATTTTTCCAGTCAGTTAGTTCATCAGCTATTGAATGACCCACCGCGGATGTAAAGTCCTTATCTAGCTGAGCCAACGCTAGAATTACAACCTCCTCAGTTGTGTCAAAAAAGCTATAATCCTTGATCGCTTGTATGACATTCCACGTGCTAAAGATGCTATCATCATCTCTTCCACCTAGTTGCCAAGGTGCCAGGGAATCTTTAACACCGTCTATAATCTTAGACCATTCTGAATTATCCTCAATGAATCCATTTTCATCAAAAGTAAGTATGATTTTACCAGCTCCCTCGAAGGATGATCCCTTTACCTCCCAGTCTCCCTTCACCTTACCTGTCTGAACACTCCCGAAACCCTGATCAAATATTATATTCTCTGTACCCCTCAGAGTGGGTTCGGCCTCTTCAGGACCAATACGTTCAATATATTCATTATGTGCAGGAGAACCCGCTCTAGGTTGACCTCCTGCTCTAATAAACTCCGCCATGGAGCTAGGATCACCTGGTGGGTAACCTAGATCATTAGCTTGATCCTCCCAGTCATCATACACGCTTTGAAGTGAAGGTATAGCTCTTGTTAGACCAGAGAGATCTTGACCATCTACGTAGACCCACTGTCTATAGTTATCCTGAAGAAAGTCCCACCAGGGACCCCACACCGTGCCGACATCTCCATTCTCTGGTATTCCAAGAGCATTTTGTACATCAATTATGTCACTCTGTGTAGCTTCATTGAGAATTCTATGTGATCTCACATTAGAGTTCTTTTTAATAATCTCTTCTCTAACTAGCGCTCTTAGCCTTTGTTCATGTATGTTCACTTTTGAGGCCTCCATTTCATAATTATTCAGAATTTAAATGATTTTTTAATCACGTGTAAAGATGGCTTTATTATTATACAATTAAATAGGAGTTAAAAGTGACAATTTTAATCATTATTTTATGCACAGTAGCTGCTTTAGCATCTCCTCATGATATAGCTATGTCTAATATTGAATTTAATCATGAGCAGACAAGGACTATAACAATTGGTTCCACAAGTGTAGAAATCTCATATCATGGGCAGTCAACAAGTGAGGCATCTGAGGTATTTAATCATATTTCAAGATCAATTGATATTCTTCCTGATTTTTTAAATAGCGGCACAAAAACCTGTAAGACTGTAGATCTAGATGTATATCACATAGACTATCAAGATATTAATGATAGGTCTATCATGTCATTTATGAGATGGGAATCTCTTGGAGTCAATAGGATAACTGGTGCTTATGACTCAATATTCTCGCCTATTGGAAGGGGATCTATGTTTATAGCTAGATCTGAAAATAGCGAGGCTTCCTCACTAAGAGTTTCACATGAGGTTGCTCATTACTGGCAGGATATAACCTGCCTCTCATCCGGGCTAGAAGATCAGGCAAGAAGATTTGAAAAATACTATATCAAGATGCTTGAGGATCGTCAATTGGTGTCACGTTAGCAAATGCCCTGCTAACTCTTACGGGATTTTTAAGAACATCTTCTTCCTCAGCTTCTTTTCCTGTGTCACCTAGCATCTGCTTATCTGAGTGTTTATAGTGTGGCTGAACGGTTCCCCAGCCGTGAAAGGCCTTCTTCTCCATTCTGCCAAGTTCTTCGACCACGAGCTTAACAATTTTATCAATATTTTTCATTATGATATCTATGGCTAGAAGTTAAATGATTGCTGTCTATCATCTTCACCACTAAAAAAGCTCTTTGCTCTATCCCACAGTCCGCTAGCTACGTCACTTGTTCCTGATAGTGCCTCACCCACGTCAAATTCGCAGACCATATTTTTAATTCTTTCTTTTAGCCCATCTGCTAGGTCTCCCCTGAGAAGAGAATTTGTGAGATACTCTCTAAGTGAAGCATTCAATCTTGAATCGGGATCCATTCCTAGTGCATCAATAACACTATTTATGACAGGCTCGACACCAGTTTCTGCTATAGCATCTATAAAGTTATCAGCAAATACCTGGCATCCAGCTGATGTAAACATATCTTTAAATTCTTCAATAGATGTATTCTCAATTAGGTTTGCAACAACTCTTGCTAAAAATCCTTGTTCATCAAACCCTAGTTTTCCTATTATCCATTGAGCTATATCATATTTAAATGTTTCAATGAATCCGCCGCCGAATCCCTTTATTACGTCCCAAATGCCTTCATTGATTTGTTGTTGCGTATATCCTTCCTCTGCCATTCTACAGGCCTCTCTAAGGCATGCCTCTTTATGCCTGACGTGCTCTTGTAGAATTTGTTTTTCTTCTAGTATGATCTTTCTTATATAATTGGAATTTGCATCAACTGTATTCATATCAAATTACTCCTGAATAATACATATTATCTATTTTAATTAATATTATCCTATTACATTCATTAACCACAATATAAGTCCCATTATAAATTGAATTGTCAAAAATATCGCTATTGACTTTGTTTTAAATTGCTTAAGTCGGTCAACTTCATTAATAAGATCCTTCATTTGTGCAGGAGATGCTACGTCATCTATTCTTGACTTCCAGAGCTTGATATCATCAAGCTCTCCCCTAAATGAAGATATTTTAGATACCTCTGTCTTTATTTCCTCATGAGTTATTCTAAGGCTCTCGTAGTTATCATTTAGCCTCTCAAGCTCTTTTAAGACATGCCTTGACCATTCATTCCAGCCATTTTGTTCATTATCACTAGACATAATACCCCTGGAATTAATTTGTTGTCACGTCATTTTTACTTGATATTTTTTTAGAAACCTCTAGAGATGTTTTATCACTTTTTATTTTTTTCACAAAAAAATCTTTAACACTAATCATAGGACATGGTTCATTACAGCTTATAAGCCTCTCTGTCATATCTTTAAGATATTTTAAGCTCTTAGAGGACATTACTATGGAGCCGACTGTATAAGAGACTCTATGGCAGCGACCCTTTGTTCAAGATCTGCTAGTTTAGACTCTGCATCCCCAGCAAAGTCCTCTAATTCATCAAACCCTCTAGCTTGAGAATAGTCTGAAATAAATCTACCACCTGGTACTAGCGGTGTCGCGATAGCCTTTGCTAGTGAGCCAAACCTTCCCTCTTCTAGATCTCCAGACTCCTTAATAAGTGAAATTTCTTCACTTATTATTCTCATTAATTTTTTCTTTGAAATCTTCATTTTATCCTCATATAGTTCGATTAAGATTAAAAGTGATCAACGTCCTTTATACATATAAAATTTATTACAATTTTTCCATCAAATAATTGCTATCCTGAAACATCAGCTAGGTCAGTTTGTTTTTGAGTTAGCATTCTTAGCTGGTCTCTGTCAACTGTCGCTTGAGCTCCTTTGTCGGTTTGCATTTTTGCAGTTGTTGCTCGGATCTCATCATCAACATCTTCTTCTTCCTCTCCATGGGCTGCAGCGTCCTCTTCGTCTATATTTTCTCCTGCAGGAGTTGGAATACCAAGATCACCCGGATAAGCTACGTCAGCTGATCCGCCCTTTCCAGCCTCAAGGATACCTTGAACCTCTTCCTTGATGAGCCTTCTTAATTGTCTACGTGTGATACGCATTACCAAGTGGTTCCCCACTTG